AAAAAGAAAAAGAAAGCTTTCCTATTTTACTAACATAGTTGTAGTTTCAGACCCGGCACACCCGGAGAATGAAGGTAGAACATTCTTATATAAATTTGGTAAGAAAATTTTTGATAAGATTACTGAAGCAATGAAACCTGAGTTTGCTGATGAAAAAGCAATCAACCCATTTGATTTTTGGGAAGGTGCTAACTTCAAGTTAAAAATTAGAAAAGTTGATGGTTATTGGAACTACGACAAATCTGAATTTGAAGGTCCATCTAAAGTAAAAGATAGTGACGAACAAATAGAAGAATTGTGGAAAAAACAATTACCATTAAAAGAGTTTTCTGCTACCACTAACTTCAAATCTTATGACGACTTGAAAGCCAAGTTTGAAAAAGTTGTTTATGGTACAGGAAAAACCACAACAGCAGACGAGATAGATATCCCACCTGTAAGTGCTGTTGAGGTACCAGTTAGTGAGCCTAAAGTAAGTGAACCTCCTCAATCAAATACCTCCCCTAGTAATGATGAGGACGATACTATGAATTACTTTAGTAAATTAGTTAACGACTAATACTCTCTCCTGTTCGCTAACAGATTGGGCGCCTCTCTTTGAGGCGCTCATATAAATAGAACATGGATTTATTTCTAGACATATTAGTACAATTTGGTTTACCCGTAGCGGCAGCAGCTGTTATGGGTGTTTTTATTTACATCATTCTTAAATATATTCTTGCAGGAGTTGTGGGGCAAGTAGGAACAATTACAATGTTAATAGGATCTTTGGACAATAGAGTAAAAACTATGAACCATGATTTAATTAAACTTGATATTTTAGTTTGTAGTGCTCTCAATGTAAAACCTGACATGGATAGAATATCTAGAGCAGATGGTAAGGAAGACGCAAGGAAAGATTAATGTGGACAATAGAACATGCAATATTATTTTTGTTAATAGCATTACCGCTTAGTATTGGTTTAATGACACTATTAGCAAAATTGGAAATTGACAAAGATAAAGATGATAGAAGTTGAAGTAACATCACCCATTATAGAAATGTTAAACCAGTATGGTTTTGCTACCGTGGCAGCAATTGCTATGGGTTGGTTTATATATTTCATATATACATATGTTACCCAAAACATAATAGAGAAATTAGACAAAGCACAATATACCACTATCTTACTAATTGATAGAATTAGAATGTTAGATAATGATTTAATCAGATTACGGTCAAAGTTAGATACAATTTTGGCTATGAGAGAGAATGAGGAAAAAGATGGAATTAGCAATAATAATAAAGATAATAATTTGTCATTGGATAGGAGACGGCCTTCTTCAAACAGAGAAGATGGCAACACAAAAGAGTAGCTCAAATTATTGGCTATCTGCTCATGTTGGAGCATACATTTTACCTTTTATTGTAGTATTCTATAATATGCTAGGTTGGGTTTTACTCATGGCAATATTGCATTGGATACAAGACTGGTTTACTTCAAGAATTAACTCTCAATATTTACAAGTAAAAAATAATAGAATGTTTTGGTCATCTATCTGGACTGACCAGATGTTGCATTATATTATATTGTTCGTTTCTATTACCTATTTTATATAAATACTAGTATGAGAGCACTAAAAATTTTGGTGCTAGGAATATTATTTTATGTGCTTTCGACCCCTAGTATCGCAAGCGAATTAACACATCAATTCAGTAATCCTTCTTTTTCAGGTCAAGGATATTCCACACATGTATTATCGCTTGAACAATTAAGATATAGTAGAGAGAAAAACGTTAAGGATGACGCTAAATCAGCAGCAGCTGCAGCTGCTAGAGCAGAAAACAATACTACAATCAACAAGTTTATTAAGAACGTAGAAAGTCGTATCTATGCTAACTTGTCAAAACAGTTAGTTGATAATATGTTCGGGACAGAATGTACTGGTACATGTCCAACAAGTGGTACAGCGGAAGTAGAAGGTTCTACAATCTATTGGGTGAAAGACTTAACAACAGAAATAATTACACTTACAATCACAACACCTGATGGTTCAACAACAGTAATGTCTGTGCCTGTAGGTGACTTTAAATTTTAAGAATATGGAATTAGGTATACCACAAATTGCGGCAGCGATGGCATTGATATGTATGTTAGGAGGTTGTGCTTCAAACAAACCACTTAATGAAAATGGTTTCTACCAAGGTGAAACACCATACACCATGGAAACAGATACCATGAAAAGATTAGAGAACATACCTGAACTAGGACAACCACAAATTACTGTTGCAGTTTATAACTTTCCTGATAGAACAGGTCAAAGAAAACCAAGTTTAAAATTTAGTCAGTTATCAACAGCAGTAACACAAGGTGCTGAAGTTTGGGTCATCAATGGATTAAAAGCAGTAGGTGGTAATGATCCATGGTTTATAGTTTTAGAAAGACAAGGTCTGGATTCAATTATCAAAGAAAGACAATTAATCAGATCGACAAGAGAATTATATGATGGAGAGAGTGATGTAAAAAATCAACTAAACCCTTTAAAGTTTGCAGGACTTATAATAGAGGGTGGTATTGTAGGATATGATTCCAATATTACATCTGGTGGTGTTGGTGCAAGATATTTTGGATTAGGTGTAAATGAACAATATCGTACAGACCAAGTAACAGTTTCGCTTCGTGTAGTTGCAGTACAAACAGGAGAAATCCTAATGACAGTATCAGCAACGAAAACGATAGCGTCATATTCAAGTGGTGGTGATGTATTCAGGTTCCTTGACATGAGTACGAAGGCCCTTGAAATAGAAACAGGTGTCGCAACTAATGAGCCTGTTAACTACGCCATAAGAACTACAATAGAACATGCTATCTTTAATATGATACATGAAGGTATTGAAAAGGGACTATGGAAATTTAAAATAGAGGAGTAACAAAATGTACGCTAAAATAATCGCATTGTTAATATTGTTTACCTTACCGGTAATGGCAAATGATATCTATGTGACACAATCAGGTGCTACGTTAGACCTCGACATTACCCAAGACGGACAAAACAATACTGTTGGTAATAGTACCACATCTTCGAGTGTAATAGGTGCTACTACCACTATCGACATTGATCAAGTTGGTAATAGTAACGTTTTAAAGTTTGACGTAAACGGTGCAACCTTTACAGGAACATTTAACGTCACAGGAAACTCAAACGATATAGATTTCAATTGTGATAGCGCAGGAAATAATTCTTCATGTGCTACTGCCACTGCTTCAATAGTATGGGTAGGTAACTCAAATGATTTAGATATTGACATAGGTGAAACTGCTGACGCTGCAAATGCGACTGTAAGTATAACAGGTGCTTCAGGAAGTGACAGTAACGTTGTTGCTGCTACTATTGATGGTACTTCCGCTATACTAACGTTAACCGTAAACGGTGACACAAATAATTATTTAATTGACATAAATGGTAATGGTGATGTAAACGGACACACCTTAGTTCACAGCCATACTGGTTCAATCGCAGACGTAGATATCACACAAAGTGGTGTTTATGATAATATAATTAACTTGACAACTGTTGGTGACAACCATGACATTGATATATCACAAACTGACTAAGTGGACAATAATAATATTAATATTATTCTATGCTACCTCTTTATGGGGTGGCATAGGTAACGTTGACCAACTAGAAGGCAATGGTGTTGTTGAAAGAAATAAAGAAGACACCACACTCCAAGAAGAATTAGAAATAGAACAATACGACACAGTAAAAACTGGTAATGGTAAAGTTGGTATTTTATTCATAGATGATACCAGAGTAGATGTAACTCAACACAGTAAACTTATCATAGACGAATTTGTATTTGATCCTAATAGTGGTAAAGGTAAATTAAGTTTGTCAGCAAAACTTGGCACTATAAGATATGCGTCAGGACAAATTGCAAAAAATTCAAGACAAGATATAAAGATAACCACACCTACAGCAACCATAGGTGTTCGTGGCACAGACTTTACAATGACAATAGATGAACTAGGTGGCAGTACAATTATATTATTACCATCATGTGACGTAGCAGGTAATTGTTTAGTTGGCGAGATTATGGTAGAAACAGCAGCAGGTCAAGTCATACTTAATCAAGCATTTCAAGCAACACAGGTAAACGTGCCAGAGGCACCACCATCACCACCAGTAAAATTAGATTTAGAATTAGACATGATTAATAACATGTTGATTGTAGCAAAACCAGAAAAACTAGAAGAAGAAAATTATGAAGATAAATTAAAAGAGGTTGCAGACGCATTAGATTTAGATTTTTTACAATTTGATGATTTAGAGGTTGATTACTTAGAGGAAGAAGAAGATTTATATGTAACAGGTTTAGACATAGATTTTCTACAACAAAATTTTTTGGCAGACATACTAGCACAAATTAACGAAGAACTTGCAAGACAAATGAGAAACGAGTTTGATAAACAACAATCAACAGATGGTATATTCTTAGGTAAAAATCCTGAGACTGGTGTCATTATATTAGATGAAGATCCACAATGGGTATGGATACGAGAAGACGCTTCTGGTGCATATATTGAATTAAGATTAGACAAAGAGTATGGTTATATACTAAATATTATACAAGGCGAATTTGAAATGTATGATTTTGAATTACTAGGGCAAGATAACAACATTAATATACAACAATATCAATGAAAACATTTAAAGAGTTTACAGAAAATTCAAAAGATAGAGTTTTACATCTATCATTGATGACAAAGGCATTGAAAACTATGCCAGGTTCACCTAAACAAAAAGAAATTATTAAACAACTTAATAAAGTTAGAAAAAGATTAAAATTAGAACCGTTAAAAGAAGACAATCCTAGAATTGCAAGAAAAAAAGGGCAACCTGCAGGTTCAGATAAACATAGTGATTTGTACACAGACGAGAATCCAAAAGGTACTATTAAAGGTCTAGGGTTTAAAGATGTTGCAACAGCAAAAGCAAGTGTAAACAAGATTAAAAATTCTGGTAAAGCACATGCACATAAGATACAAGCTGCAATTGCAATGGAACAAAGAGCAAGAGTTATGGGAAAAACAGCAGAGGCTGCTGTGTATAGAAGTTATATCAATGCAATGAAAAAGAAAACAAAAGAAAAAAATGAAGAAACAGAACCCAATAGCCAAAGACCTACGAACACCTAAATATAGAAAAAGGGTAGTAAAGGATAAAACAAAATATGATCGCAAAGATATTAAAAGAAAATCTACTTTTATTATGTCTAATGGCATTCTTCCTTATATTATCGACTATGACAAAAGCGAATGATTTGACATTAACAATAGATAATCAAACAGATGGTGGTGATTTAGACATAGTACAAGACGGTGAAAACAATGATATAGACTTTGATATAGTCAGTATGGATGGATTCATTATACAGTTAAATCAAATAGGTGATGGCAATAGTCTTGATGTAAATGTAGATGGTAGAACAAGTAATGGCTCATCAATGTATTTTAATCAAACAGGTAATAACAAATCTTATTCGAACACACTATGGTGTGGTCATTCATTTTGCACTATAACAGTTAATCAGAACTAAATAGTAATATGAAGTATTTGACCCATTGGTCAACTGCCTTTATTACTTTGGTATTGTTGACATATATTGGATTACAGGACCCTGGGTTCAAGGAAACCTTACGGTTAAAATCTTTTGACTATCTTCTTGCAAATGAAGAAGTCACACCTTCCGAAGACATTACAATCATAACAATAGACGAAGAAGCAATTGAGAAGTATGGTCAATGGCCTTGGCCTAGAGATATACTAGCAGACTTAATTGTAGATTTGCGACAAGCACAAACAGGTATTATTGTTATGCCTATATTGTTTAGTGAACCTGATAGATTTGGTCATGATGAATACTTTTGTGATGTGCTAGGATACGGCACAGTTATAGCACAGGTTGGTACAACACAAAAGAATACAAGTAATGCAGTCCCAAGAGGTGTTGCAAAGATAGGCAATCCTCTTAACTTTTTATATGAGTGGCCTGGTATGGTTGGTCCAGAATTATTTTTAAGTCAATGTGCAGCAGGTGTGGGTGTTATCAACACAGCGCCAGAGATAGATGGTGTTGTAAGACGAGTACCACTATTGATGAAGATTGGTGAGAACATATATCCTAACATGGCAATCGAAACAATTAGGGTTGCTGTGGGAGATCCTTCATATCAAGTCAAAGCAGATAATACAGGTGTGGTTGCAATGAGAGTACCAGCATATGATACAATCAACACAGACGCAAATGCCAGAATATGGTTAAGATGGAACAAAGAGTTTAACACAATATCAGCTGGAAGTCAAGACTTTTCTGAGGCAGCAGGAACTACTGTAATTATTGCCTTGACAGCAGAGGGATTATCTAGTATAGTAGCAACACCACAAGGTGAGAAATACGACTATGTAATAAGTGCCAACTCACTACAAACAATACTTGACGGTGAGACAATAAAGAGATATGATAGTCTTATTGAACTATTGATTGCTTTTGTAGTAGGTCTTGCTATGATTATTCTAGTGAGATACACAGGTTATGGTATAATAGCAGCTGTTATCTTTTTTGTGTCAATAGGTTTACCAGTATATGCAGGTGTATTTTTTGACCAGAGTTTATTGTTAGTAGATATCACATGGATATTATTAACATTTATTGTGGTGGCATTTCATAGCACATTCTTACGTTTCATATTAGAGTTTAAAGCCAAACAACAAATCAGAAAACAATTCGAGAAGTATCTAGATCCACGACAAGTGGCGATACTTGTAAAAGACCCTAGTAAATTAAAACTAGGTGGTGAACGAAAAGAAATGTCTTTCTTGTTTATGGACATTGTAGGGTTTACCCCAATATCTGAATACTATAAAAACAAAGACGATCCAGAAGGGCTTGTTGAAGTTATAAATGACTATCTAAACCGTATGAGTATAATAGTATTGAAGAACGGTGGGACAATAGACAAGTACATGGGTGATTGTATTATGGCATTTTGGAACGCACCACTTGATTGTGAGAACCATGCAGAAATGGCTGTCAAGACAAGTATTGAGTGTGCAATAGAAACAGATAAGATTAAAAAAGAATTTAAAGAAAGAGGTTTACCAGATATTAACATTGGTTCAGGTGTCAATACTGGTACATGTATAGTAGGTAATATGGGAAGTGAAATGCGACTAGATTATTCTGTTATAGGTGACGCTGTAAATCTGGCTGCTAGATTAGAAGCTGCAACTAGAAATTACAAAGATGATAATGGTAAGGTTACACCTACTTTGTATTCATCTTATACGAAAGAACAATTGGTTGATATTAAATCAATTGAAGTAGATAAGATAAAGGTGAAAGGTAAAGAAGAACTGATCACCATTTATAAACCAAAGGAGAACGCATGACGTTATCAAGGCAAGTAGCAACTATGCTACGAACATATCAAAGGGAGAAAAGAATGAAACAATTAAAGAAACAGACACGAATACGAAAGACAAGAAATTTATCAACTTTGACGAAAACGCCTAGGTATCAGACGGCATGACGAAAAAAAGTATCGCTTAGCGCAACGCTAGCAAGGAAAACACCAAGGGGGGTATATGATTGTACC